AGGTATTTGCAATACTAACCATTTGAGTAGCATCTGATTCACTAAAACCATCTTTAACTAATTTCTTTATAATTCCACTAGTCTTTTTTAATGCACCACTATCTTCATCATAATCAGCCGCAACAATATGAGGGTTTGATGCAATTCTAGAATAAACCATCTGCGCATCATTTGTAACAGCTTCAAGAGCGGAAGTTTGTGCAAATTGTAAAGCACCTAAAGCATCTTCCCTTGCCCTTCCTTCTTCTCTAAACTTTTGTTGTGCTTCAAATTGCAATCCCTGTAATGCCATTTGCATTTCAGTTAGTTTTGATTGTCTTTCCGAAGCTAAACTTTGCCTATAAACACTTAATATATCATTTATTCCATTTGCCATAACTTATCCATAACATTAAAAACATTATTATCCTCCCATTAAATTTTGAAAGAAACCACTACCACTAGCAGCTCTTCTTTGTGTTTGCATTTCAGCTGCCAATCTTGCTTGTTCAGATTCCAACCTACCTCTTTCAGCTCCTTCAAATTCACCTATATCCATAAGTTTTTGTCCTAATACATCTTGTAAAGATTGTCTTTGAAATCCAAATTGTGCAACACCAGCTTCTTGAGCTCGTTGTGTTTGAGCTTGTACTTGACCAGAACTAGCAAATCCAGTTTTAGCAGCTGCTCCCATACCTTGTCTTGTCAATCCATATAAAGATTGACCAGTTTGAAACATAGCTTTATCTATACCACTACCATATACATCTTCAGCTAATTCTGTTTTCATCGCTACATTTTCTTCTAATCCTTTTAAAGCTTGACCAATACCATATTGTTGTCGTTCAATTAAATTCATTTGGTCTTGAGCTTCTCGTCTTTTACTACCAGCTCCCATAAATGAACTAACAGCTGCTATTCCACCAATAGCTAATCCAATTGGGTTAGCATACATAGCGGCAGATGTTCCTTTTAATAAAGTAGCGGCAGTACTAGCTCCGCTCATTCCTTGTGTTATTGCACTACCTAAACCTGGCATTATCCTGTAAACCCTTCCGCTACCCTTATAGCTCTTTTTGGTGTTTGTAAAGCCCAAGCACTTTTACCTCTATTTAAATCTTCTCTATCTTTGTATAAAGCTTCTTTTTGAGCATCATCCCATCTACCATCATGAATTGCTTTTATCATACTAGGGAATGCTGTTTTAATTTTTGAAAATCCCATTTGATAAACCATTTCAATTAAAGAATCTTGTTGAGATGGAGTAAATTGTTCAAAACCTTTAAATTCTTTTTTCAGACTAGAGCGAGCTTCATTAATATTTTCTTTCATTCTTGAAACAGCAGTTTTAAAATCAATTTGTTTTTCACCTTTTTTTGCTAAGGTTCCAAACCCAGAAGCTGGTCTTTTTTCTGCTTTACTTAAATCTGTTTCTCCTCTAGCATATACATCGTCAAAAGCTTCAGAACCTTTCTTACCAAGAGATTCAAAGAATGGTGCATTTTCAGACATAGCAATATTTTTTTCAAGTTGGCTCATATTAGCTTGTATATCTTTTGGATTATCATATCCACCATTAGTACCATGTCCCCAATCACCATTAGTACCCATAGCACTAAAGTTATCTTCTTTTTTCATTTCTCCAAAGATAGTTTTATCTTCAGCATCCCATTGTTTAGTTTGGGCTTCAGTTTGTTTTAACATATTAAATTCTTCACGAGCTTTAGATGTATATTCTTGGTCTACATTCCAACTTCTTGGATTATCTCCATACATAGCTTGAAGGTCTTCGAGTTTCCATTGACTATCTTCCGTTCCCACAGTTGGTACTATTTGTTTAGCATAACTCGCTCTATTACTTCCAGTAGGTACAACAACTTGTTGCCCTGCTGGTTGTGCATCTGCTTCTTTTTTGTTTAATTCCTCAACAGTAATACCTAGTCTTTCAGCTCTTACTTTTTCATCATCAGCACCTCTAACTTTACCTTGACCATCAAGCCCCCTAGCTTGTCTTGATTTTGTTCTTGCTTCTTCATAAGTTAATGGAGGGTCATCTTGCATAGCATCAAAAGCACTTTGAGGTAATCCTCCAGATTCAGTTTGTTTTAAAACGCCTGAAATATTATAAGCACTATCTTCAGTTAATTGACTTTCTCTTGAAGGCATTACATTTGGTTCACCACTAATTTTTTCAACTTGAACTTGTTCATTTGGATTTGGTATATGAGATGCTTTAGCTAATAAATCTCCATAAGCACCTTGAGCTCCTGTTGTATTATAATTAAGAGAACCATATTGTTCTGGAGCTGGTGAAGGTTGTTCAAATGGTTTAAATTCTTGTAAATCAAAATCTTCAGTCGTTTGGTCGCCAAGCATTTCAACTTCTTCTGATTCAATAGGAGTTTCAGGTCTTTCACCTGGGTCTAATGGTTCTAATTCTTTTAAACGCGCACGTTCATGTGCAATACCAGCTAGATTGGCAATCGTACTACCAACAGCACTATACATTCCTCTTTGAAATTCACCTTCAGCTTTACGTGCTTGTTTTTGATATTCTTTAGCACCTACATCATATAAGGTTTTTTTATATTGACCAAGACTTCTGCCGAGAGCTTGGTATTTGCCTACTCTAGCCATTTTTGACCCTTTTGTATTCGTCAAAATTAATATTTATTTCCATCTTAATCAATCCTTTATTTAATTGATTTAGGTCTATATACTACAGATATATCGTTAACTTCAAAATCAGTTACCGCTGTACCATCTATCTTTATTCTAAAACTATTACAAGTTACTGAACCAGCTGATGGTTTTAGTTCGGCACATAACCAGTCTGTAGTTCCTGCGTCAAAAGGAATACATTTAGAAGCTGTACTATGGTTTGAATTAGCACTTGAACCATCAGTTTCTGAAGTTATTTTATTAAAAGTAAGAGTAGAAGGTTCTACACCATCTATTCCATAATATATTTCAATATTACTTGCATCCCCCCTAAATGTAAGATATACTTTTTTAACTGATTTCTTTTGACTTGGACTACCAAAATCTATATCTTTAGTAATAATTTTAGGTAAAGTTTGTGTTTTAGTATCTGTCCATTCTTTAAATAAAGATGTACTACTACCATCATGACTATGATATATTAATTTACCATCACTATCAATAGCAAAATTTGATTTAATAGTATCTGGAAATACACCAACACCTTTAACCCAAGATTGTGTTATCATATCATATATATAACAATCACCTTCTTTAGAAGCACCTATATCATCAACTACTATTACTTGTTTTCTTCTTGGGTCGTAACCAACTAAAGGAGTACCAACAAATGATTCCCATGTAGATTGTTTAATCATAGGTCTTCCTTGTTTTTGCAATAAATCATTTATTTTTCTACCATCATAATAATAACATCCATTTTTATTAGCCCACACAACACCATATTCTGTTTTAAATACTGATGCTTTATGCGAAACTCCCCTATATGGTAGCTTATCTTCTAAGAACTCTATATCTTGACCTACGTTAATAACATATAATGTCTTATCTTTAAATTGTAAAATTCTATCATTAAATTCTACCAAAGCAATTATATCTTCTCCATCATTAATAGCAACATCAACACTTTCTGATATAGGAAATATATCAAATTTATTTGGAAGGCTTCTTACCATTTTATCTGGAAAGATTTTTGAACTACCATCTTCATAATATGTTTTTAGATTTCCAATATAAATTCTACGATTAGCAAGACAAGAAGTTTTCCATATTGAATTTATTGATTTTTCATTATGACTTATACCAGTTCTTGATTCATAAGTAATAGCTAATTGAGGTTCTAAAACATCTTGCCATGAAAATTGAAAAATATATTGTTGGTCACTACCAAAGACTTGAGCTAATACAGGTCTTTCTTTTCCAGAAAATACTGCCTTACCTACTCCTTTTTTAAAATCTAATTCAAATTGTGGATACCATTGTTTATCTAACAATCGTTTCATATACATAACAGCTCCAGTAATTCGCTTACTCCAACTGGTAGAGTAAGCACAAAATATAGCAACATCTGGAGGACGTTTTCCTTCAGTATATTGAAAAGAATTTTCATCTTGTGCAGATTTTTGATTACAAACTGTTATAAGACTTTCTTGATTATCATCATATATTAAACTCATTCCCACTTGCCAATCTTCATCCCATCCAAATGCTCCAGTTTTATCTGAACCAGGTTGGTCTAAAGCAACGTGAAAATTATGTTTTGTAGTTTTTAAAATTCCAGTATGAGTATCATAATTACTACCACTTTTTTGCCATACTGCTGATAACAAACTTACATCTTCTACTCCAGAATCTATTGATGTTACTGTTAAGATAATTTTCCAACTATTAGAACTTCCGACTGCTACATTTGCACCATCAGTTGCTACGTTAATTGAATGTTGAGCAGTAAAACTACCTATACCAATCATAGTATTTGTTGAACCTTTTAATGTACCATTACTTTCATCTGTATCTGTTCCATTTAAAACATATACTTTAATATTATATTGACATTTAGATGTGCCTGTTTCTTCTCCAGTATTAACTCTTATATTACATACTACTCTTTTTAATTGGTCAACGGGGCCATTTAATGTTCCAGCTGCAATTACACCTACTGAAGCATCTGAAGCATCCGAAGCAACTGCAGTACTTAAAAGAGATATAGGAGCTCCACTAGCTCCTGTTTGTGTATATTCTGCTGAAGATGTAGATTGAGCTTCATCTGGCTCAAAGCTAGAAGTATATGGTGAATTAATCGAATTATCAAATGCAATCCAATCAGAACTATGAGTAACAGCAACTGTTGATGTTTCCATCATCGTTCTATCTAAATTACTACCATTAATATCTCCAATAAATTTATAAAGGTGAGCAACGTTATTAGTATTAGTAAACTTTGTATCGCAAACTCTTAACGCTCCATCTGCATAATAAAAATCAACTTCACCACTCGCGGCTTGATTACTACCATCGATTGATAAGTCTATCTTATCTGCTGTAAAAGCTCCTCCTTCAGCTGCTATATCTATTTTAGTTGCACTACTTTGATTAGTATCTGCTACTGCAATATAATCAGTTGTAGAAGCCGCAGGCGTACCAGTATTTGCACCACTAAAATCTGAACTAAAAGTAAACAATCCATGACCAGCAACCGTATCTGCATCACTAGGAGCATTACTGCTATTAGTAGCAGTTACTCCACCCATCATTCTTATCTTACCCATTTCGTTGACTGCCACATTTTCAGCGGCAGCCAACTCATTGTTTAGAATATCTCTGGGGTCAGCATTATCATTAATGCCACCATGGAATTCATCTATTTTCCAAATTTGTTTTGGCATGATATTAGAATTTTTCTAATACTTTTTTAACTTGAGCCCAGATTTTATCATCCTGTTTTGACTTAGTAGCTTTCACAGCAGCGTCTCCAACTATTAAGAGAACTTTTTTCATACCATGTTTTCTAATAAGTCTAGCTATGATTTTCTTAACCATTGTCTTTCCTTATTTATCGTTTTTTGCTTTACCAAAATTAGCGCCTAAGAAATTGACTACATCAAGAATCATTTGAACGATTCTATCATCACTTTTATTAGGTGTCAAAGATGCTATTACTGCAAATCCACCAACTATACTTGCGACAGCTGATAAGATTGATACATAATTATCCATGACAAAACTTACTAATTCACTCATTATTAACTCCTATTAAATAACCAGGTTATAACCGCTGAGTAAGCAACTGCAACAATAGAACCTATTGCTTTCATAGCGGATGTTTGTTGTTCTAAAGTCCTAACTCTTCCATTTTGTTCTTTTACCATAGATTTAATATCTTGTAAAATTTCATCAATATGGAACAATTGACTGTTTTGTTTAGCATTCATAATAGTTAGCTCTTCAAGACGAGCATCCACATTCTCTCTCCATTTATCTATCTGAGCTTTATTCATACTAATACTTTTTAGCTTTTTTACCCATCTTTTTTCCAGCTTTTTTAGCTTTCTTAGATGGTCTGCCTCTTTTAGAACCGTAAGTACCTTTTCCCTTTGGCATAATTAATCCCTTCCGTTTATTCTTCCCTTTAAAAAATTGATGTCATCTGTAACATCATTTAATTCTTTGATTAAATCCTCATGTCTTCTATCTCTAGTTTCATCACTTCTATTCCATCTATCAATGAGTTTAATAGATATATCTTCTATCTCTTGCAGTTTACCCATAAGAGTACTTCTTAAAAATTGTATCATTCCTACAAATAATAATACAATAATACCTATTGCCCCATATTCTGCGTATGCTTCAATCATTATAAATCTTTTTTGTTGCTTTTAATCCAATTGTAATTAATAATAATATTATAATATAAGGTAGTAATTTATGACCTGAATCACCAAGAACAAAAGCTACTAAAACACTTACAAGAAATTTGTTACCAAGAATGATTTTATCTATCATATTTTTCACCAATCTAATTCCGAGTAAGGATTAAGTTTATCTACCATATTTAATAATTCAGCTTTTGTATCATTTGAATCATAAGATACACTTCTAATATCTAAGAAAGATTTAATTTCATCTTTACTATTTGAAGATTTAGGGTAATCTTCTTTTGATGTGCAAACAAGATTAATCATTTTATGCTTACCAATAGTAAATCTTCCATGTGTATTTTCATATTCTTTTTTACATTCAGTAGTATATGATTCTTCTGCTACTTTAAAGCTATTGGTAGATTTAACAACAGAATCATTAACAGTAACAAAATATGTATAAGATGATGGGTATTCTACACTTCTTGTGGAACCATCTTTATATTTTTTTATTCTAGTAGCACTAGGCATATTATTTCTATAGATACGAATATTCTTACCTTGTGAACTTTTTCTAATGACCATTATTAATCCTTTGAGCTTTAATATATAAATCTCTAAGCCTATCTATTTCTTTTTCCATTACTCTTAATTTTTCGTCTTGCCTTACATCACTTGGAATTGGAGCATCTTGCAAGGACTTCATTTCTTTTATAGTTAAATCATTCATTTCTGATTGATGTTCTACAAATTGTAATCTAGTATTTAATTGCCCATAGCCGTAAACGAGTGCGGCGATAAATCCTATGGCTTGTATTAACATAGGAAGGCTAATGTTTAATGCGCTTTGCTCTCCTATTGGTTTTCTCATTAGTTTATTATTTCTCTTGTATTTATTTGTTTTTGATAATCACTTAAAGTTTCTACATATTCCCATTCTTCATGTATTCCACAATATCTTACAGGTTCATTATAACTTGTTAATCTAAACATAGTATAGTAATGTAATGTACCATTATTATCTTTAATCTTTATTGGCAACTCATCAATAGTTGGTGGATATGAACAACTTGATAATATTAATATCCAAATTGTAATAATAAAAGATATTCTAATAGCTGTTATCATTTCCTTAATCCTATTTTTTGCAACATTGTTCTTTGTTCCTTTATTGTTTCTTCAAGTTTTTTTGTTTTTTCAAGTTCCATTACTTGAACCCTGGCTGATACTGCAATTAATTCTTCATGAATTTCATTAATTTTTCTATCATTTTCTCCTAAATGATGTTGTACATTATAATATCCACCAACTAATCCTGCTGTTAAAATAACAATTTTTAAAAGCCATTTAACACTTATTTGTACATCTAATGAATCATTTAAAGATGCCATTAGCTACCAGCATCAGCTTTCAATTTATCATCCCATGCTTTTTTAACTGCATCAGTCCAAAGAGTATCTGCTAATCCTTTAATTTCATCACTTTCATTTGAAATATCTGCATCTGGATTTAAAACTCTACGATGATATGACGCAGATAATTCTTTACCATCTTCCATAATAGCAGTTTTTTCTCTTATTTGTATAGTTCTATACTCAGTTCTTATTTCGTAATCAACTGAATATTCTTTACTTAAAGCCATTATTTACTCCTGTTTTCCATTTAATTATCCAATTAAAATTAATTTGTAATATAAGTTCCACCAAATATTATAGCACCATCTGCACTTATTTCTGAAGCTTGTAAAGCAGAAATTCCTGTAGTAGCATCATATTGTAATAATCCTATAGCCGCTGAACCATTATGGTTAACATACGAACTAACACTTGTACCAGCAGTAATACTAAAATTAGCAGAATATCCAATAGAAATTGAACCATAGAGATTAGCTGTTGAATGAGATACATAAGGCAAATTTCTTAAATAAGTATCTCCACTTGCCCCATTAAGTCCATCACAAACCCAATATCCTTGAATATGAACTAATTGTCCAATTTTTACATATCTTCCAACTGCTGTACCAGCTCCTAATTGAGTTCCACCGCTATAATTATTCCAAACTTGAGGTGACCAAGTACCTTCTTCGTAATCATCAAGCAATTCACTTGTCATACCACCATCTTGACCATGAGCTGAAAAATCTATACCGTGTCCAGATGCAACTTTTAAATCACCATCCATAATTTCTACATTTCCTCCATGATAAAACCTTGTATGTGAAGCAGAATCTGTATAATTATGAAGAACTAAACAGCTATTACCACCACTACCTTCATTATTCAATCCTAATAATTTAGTACCTCCAGCATTTTGACCTACAAAAAATGCTCTACCCATTACCATATCACCACCATCTGTATAAAATGACGCTCCACTAAAATCTCCATCAACTGCTGTTGAAGAATGACTTGCATCAGTTTTACCTTTTATTAAACCACTAGATGTAATACGCATTGCCTCATCAAGCGTTGCATCATTTTGAGATATGTAAAAAGCTAATGCTGTTTCTGCACTACTATCATCTGCATTTTCTTTTAAGCCTGCAATTCCTGCGCCTTTAATTGGGTTTGTTTCGTCATCAGGTATGTAAAATGTAAGTAAAGACCCTGCACCTGCTGCCCCATCAGAGCTACCAGTATAAACTGTTTTTAAAGCTAATACTTCTTGAGGTGTGCTTTGAGTATCAGAAGAAAGTGGTGCATTTATATTTACAACATTATTTCCTGCATCAATGTGGAATGCATGAGTTTGTCCACTTGTTTCTACTCTGAAATCATTATCACCACCACCTTCATTTATAACAACTGCACTTGAAGAAACATCAATCATATTTTCATTACCTGCATAAAGAACTACATTATCACTTAAAAATCTTATGCTTGTATCAGTATCCCCATCATGTTTTATGTATTCAGGTACAAAAACTGTCCCTGCAAAAGTAACATCTTGTGAATTATCTATGGTAAGAGCAGTAGTATTATTAGTACCAAGTATTAAACTTGTATTAGCTTTATTCGTAACATATAGAATACCAGTTTCATTTTCTATAAATGAATTAGTACCATTATGATACAGATTTAAATCTTGACCATCGCCAGCTTTAAATTTACCAGAATCACTATCTATTATTATATCAGACATTTTTATTCAGGACTTATTATTGCTTCTTGTTGTTTAAAATCACTTAAAGCATCTTCATAGTTTAGTTTTCGTTCTTCTAATACTTTGATTTGAGAATCAATCTTAGCAATACCATTTTCAATATGCTCAGAAGTAATTCTTTTTTTCATTACATCTTTTAATTGACCAGTATCTTTATCGTATTCACTTGTATAACAGAAAACACCTTCTTCTTCTTTTTTAAACTTTATAGTTTCATTTATTTTTTTAGTTTTATAGTTATCGAATAACATATCTATTCCTAATCTTTAATTACCAAATCTCATTATATTTTTCTTTTCTAAATCTTCTACTTTTTCTTTAAGGGTTTTTACGTCTTTTACTTCTATTGATAATTCTTGAACTGCTTTTACTAATACAGGAACTAACCTATCCCTTGAAACAGCCATCATTTGTGGTTTACCTTCATACAAATCATCTTCACTATCAGGTGAAGCAGGTTCAAAAGATTCTTTAAGTTCTTGAGCTACGAATCCTGCTGTTTCAGTTAATCCACTTTTTTTCCATTCAAAATCTCTTACCTTCATTGAATTAACTATATCAGTACCATTAATTTTTGTATCTCTAATATTATCTTTTAATCGCCTATCAGAATTATCATATAATGCAAATGTACCACTTGATACTCTTAACGCTCCTTCAAGGTCATTATCTCCATCCATACAAGAAACATGATAATTAGTACCACTTCCATTATCTGTTCCTGCTGAAATTCTAAGTCCATATCTATCTGCATTATTACCATCATTGTGGAAAGAAGCTGCATATCCACTTGAGTGGTCAGTAACAACAGTTAATTTCATAGTAGCACTATCATCGCCAATTCCTACAACACCACCTGCTGATATACGCATTCTTTCAGTATTATTTGTATGGAATATTATTCCACCATTTGCACCTTCTTGAAGAATATGAATAAATTTTTCTGCTACATTATTATGTAGATATAAATGACCAGTTCCATTCTGAAGATAAGCGTCTGTTCCTGTGTGGTAATAAGACATATCTGGCCCAGTACCAACTATGAATTTTGCATTATCAGGAATTTGTACATTCCCTTCAGATGTAATACGCATTCTTTCATGTGAACCTGTATCATCATTATCATCTATTGCAGTTGTTAAAAATAATAAATCTCCACCTTTATCACCAGGCCCACTATCTTCAGCAGACCTTGCAACTATAGCTGCACTCGCTTCCCCTACTGTACTTGGTACATTTCCATCTGCACTATCAAATCCTATACCACCAAGAAAAGTGTCATCAGCAACACTTGTGGATTCATTAACAATTAAAATACCACCATCACCATCTGAAGCAGAGTGATTGACTTGTAAAGTTTCGCTTGGGCTTGTAGTTCCTATACCAACTTTTCCACCATTGTTAATGTAATTATTTTCACCATTTCTTGCTTCAAGACGAACCAATGCAGTTCCAGAACTATTAATTAAAGATAGCAATCCTTCACCAGCATCTTCATATAAAAGACTTGCACCAGATGATATTTGAACATCAAAAATGCTTGTTGGGCTTGCAGTTCCTATGCCGATTCTGTCATTAGCACCATCAACAAAAAACATATTCGCATTATCGTCAGATTCTATACGAAAATCTGTTCCGTTTACACTTCCTTCATTAAATATTGTTTCTGCCATTAGTTACCTTCCAATGCTGTTACTTTTGCTGATAGTTCTTGTACTGCTTTGATTAACATTGGAAACATTTTAAGCATTGATATTGTTTTATAATCATCTACATCTTCACCATCAAGTTTTGCTTTTGTGGTTCCTACATATTGACTTGCAACCTCAAGAACATCATCTGCTACAAAACCATATCTTGTTACATCATCATCTTCACCCATATCTGCTTTACCATTCCATTTATAAGTAACTGGTTTTAATTTTTTTACAATATCTAATCCATCAGATAAATCTTGTATATCTTTTTTACCACGCTTATCAGAAAGATTATGTATTGTTCCGTCATTAGAATAGAAATCACCATTATAATCAAATTTTCCCACATGAACTGAGTTGCCAGTATAAAAGTGTATCATTCCATTATTATTACCTGCATTACCAGCATAAAGTAATAATTTTCCATCATTACCATCTTCATTTCCACAAAGAACAATAACAGACCCTCTACTTGTAGAACAAGAGCCACCACCAGCTAAGCAAAATGTTCTATCATCTGAGCCATCTGAAGTGTTAGTTGAAATAACCGCTTGGTCTGTGCCAAGAACTATATTTCCACCAGATTCAAATGTAACCCTTGTAGTAGAATCTTCATTTAAAGTTAAATTTTGCGAATTATATTCTGGGTGTAATGACCAACTATTATCTGGGGATGGGGCTGTATTTGTTAAAGTAAGTTTAGATGCTGTATTATCACCGCCTGTAAGATGTAACCCAGTAGATGGACTTGAAGTTCCTATACCCATTCTAATTACGCCTGAATTAGTACCATCGAGAATTACACTTCCTTGACCACCTGCTTGTAATTGTATTTTGTTTGCAGAATACTCAGAAATAAAGGTATGACCACCATTACCATCTAAATATAAAGTATTAGTTGCTGATAAAGCTAGATTTCCACCAGCTGTAACATTACCTCCAGGTTGAAAAGCACCAGGAATTACTACAGTTCCATCTGCTTCTATCTCAAGCCTTTTAGTTAAACTAGCTGTCCCTGTTCCAGAAGCTGCATTGTAAAAAAATAATTTACCATCAGAAAGCATTAATGCACTTGCTTCATTTTCGTGCATATAAGTTGGATTTGCACTACCTGACGCTTCGTAGTAAAGATTATTTGTAAGATACGTTGTATTATTATTTTGCCTAACCGCTACTGCACCATATCCTAATTGAACAGCACTATGTAATGAGTTCCAAGTATTTAAAGTAGTTCCTAATCCAAAATTACCACTACTATCCATACGAGCTTTAGTAGACCAAGTAGAGCCATCCCAACTTGCCCAATATAAACTATGTTGATAAGTATGAAATGAGTAACCATCAGATGAAACACCTATAGTAGTCATTGAATCATCGTTTTGTATTTTAATATTTTCGCTTGTATTAGTAGTTACTTTTGCGTGGAGTAAAGAATCGGGGTCATTTGTGCCTATGCCAATTCTATCTGTCTCTCCTTCAACAAAGAAAGCATGAGTAACTCCATTACCTTCTACTCTGAAATCGACATCAATGCTACCTTCATTGAATACTGATTCACCCATCAATTTCCTCTAGTACAAATTTATAAAGTTTACCTGTTTTTTCATTTCTGATAGATAAGTATTCTTCTTCTTCTACTATTAAGTAATGACCTCTATCATTTTGTAATTCAAGGTCATTTGTTTGTATTGTACCTGCTACTATTAATTTATCTGCACTTTCATCCCAAAGCATATATTTACTAGCTGTTGCACCAAAAAACTTAACATCATGCCCAGTATCATCAACTCCAACTGTAAGAGTTCCTGCTAATGTTAATCCACCACTTGCAAGTGTCATTAAATCTGTATCAGAAGTATGACCAATAGTAGTTCCATTAACAATAACATTATCTACTGTTAAAGTTGTTAATGTTCCAAGAGATGTAATATTTGTTTGAGCGGCTTCACTTAATGTACCAGTCATAGCATAAGTCAATACTCTTGACATCGCACATTTTACTTCAGTACCACCTGCTCCATTATCTACAATAATTAAATCTGCATCTACAAGGGCTTCTCCTATATCGCTAGCTCCATCAATTTCTAATGCTCCAATAGCTACTTTACCAGCTGTTGTGATTTGGTCTAGTTTGCTATCTGGTATAGAACCTGCTAACATGCCATGTTCTACTGCTCCACTTGCAATAGTAACTGCTCCATTTGATGCCATTGTTACATCTCCAGATACAGCTACTGGATTAAAGTTAGTTCCGTCTGCAACTAGTATATATCCACCTGTATTAGTACCCATATATAAATCATCACCTGATACCGTTAAATCTCCACCTATTGTAACATTACCACTTTTATCCATAATAAAATCACTAGAATCTGCTAAAGCAGTATCGGAATGGATTTTAAATAAATCAGCTGTACCAGAGGATACTGCATCATCTATACCCATTGTATAAGTAGTAGTACCACCTTGTTGAAATTGTATAGATACATCTCCACCACCATCTGATTTTGTAAGTTTATATCCAGCTGATGTAATTACACCACTTGTAGTATCATCTCCATTATTAACTAAAAATGCATCATCTACATTTAATGTATTTGTACTAAGTGATATATTTGTACCAGCTACTAATGCAGTTTTAGATATTGCAATAGCCGCTGAAGCATTTACATCTGCATCTAAAATTACTCCAGAAGATATTGCTACTACACCAGAACTATTAATAGAAACATCGCCACTTACAGCTTGTTCTTCATAACTTGTTCCATCTCCAATTAGTATTTTAGCAGCTGTATTTGATGGCATTTTTAATAATGCACCAACAGTTACATCTCCATTGAAAGTAGCCGCACCTGCTTCACTCATATCTAATGTCAATGCTGTAATTGCCGACCCACCATCATCTCCGTTAAACTTTATATCTTTATCTTGTGTAGCATTTGCTATTAAGACATCATCTGATGATATACTTATTTGTAAATCTTTACCAGCACCCATCGCAAATATAGTTCCATCTACAGGCGACCATATATAATCAGTACCTGCTTCTAGTAATTGTAACATTTGTACATTACCTGCGTAAAAATCTAATACATCTGCTGATGATTCTAGAATATAAGTATCTGAATCCGTAGAAGTGCTTCCACCAAACTTTAATTTATTGGTAGAGGTTACTTGTACATGACCATCTATTACTTCATCGTAATTACTTGATGTACTGCTTCCCTGTATGGTTAAATCACCTTCGACCGTCAGGTCTCCAGTAATAGTACCACCAGAAGCTATTTCGTCATTTATTGTTCCTATTAATCCTCTAGCCATATCACACCTCTATTAAGTAAATACTATTCTAGCTGTTGCATCTGATGATGTTTTTCTTAAAGCGTGTAGATATACATTACCTCTACCATCACCAACTCCATGAGGAACTGCTAATTGGTAAATTGTATCTCCACCTTTAATGTATATATTATTAGCTGCTGTACCAAGTATTGCATTAGTACTATCAGAAAATCCATAATATATATCTTCATCAGTTTGTAGAAATATAGTGTGGTATCCAGAAACATCTTTTGTTACTTCTGTATTACTAATACTCCATGCATCTTGAATCCGAAAATCAGATGAATATGATATGTTTAGAGCTTCTGTACTTGTGTACTTATGTAAATTTGCCATATTTTACTCCTGTATTGCAAACTCCAAACTTGCCATTTCTTGTGGCGTTAACTCGCATTTAGACAAATTACTTAATTTTATTTGTTTGAATCCATTTAAATCTACATCAACGTTAAGTAATTCGCCTAACTCCTTTTGAAATTTTGGTAATTCCTCCGAATTTGGTTCAATCGCAAAACTACCGTCTTCTTTATTTTCGTTACCATATTTACGAATTAAATCACCACGTGATTGTTCATATACAGCAAGTTCTTCACTAAGTGTTTTAAGATTCTTAGCTACTTGAAAACTGATAGATGCTTTCATTGGTTGTTGTGCAACTTTATTAAATGCATCTACGCTACTTACGATTTGTCCTAATTTTACTTTCATTTTTACTCCTTATTATTAATTAAATTTTTATACAGCAGTCCATCGATATTGGTCTTTTGTGCTTTGTTGTACAATACTCCAGCTACCACCAGTAGTATTATTTACCCAATCAAAACCACCTTCATAATCTCCAGAATTACTAGAATTACCAACTATTTTACTATAATAAGTTCCATTGTTTGTTTCTGCTACATTCCAAATATATCCTGTTAATTCTGCTCCTGTCATATTAATATTAACATCTAAACTTGACGATACTTTTTCACCAGAAGCTGTACCTCCCATATATTCACCAACATCACCTTTTACTTTTATCCA